CTTAAAAAATGTGCTGAAAACCATTGACTTTTGGTAGTTTTTTTAGTATATTTGTGTAACAAAAATAGCAATAATTTAAATAAATATATAGTAAAATGAGTAATGAAAAAAGCGCTTTAGATGCGATGCTAGAGCAGTACGAGAAGAACAACGCTCCGAAGTACGAAAAAAAATCTGACAAGGTTTATGATTTGAAAAACTACTTTAACACTTACATTAAAGATGGTGTTAAGGCGGCTACAAAAGAAATCAGAATCTTGCCTTCTAAAAATGGTGGTACGCCGTTTGTAGAGTTCCATGGTCACAAAGTACAAGTTGACGGTGAGTGGAAAACATTTGCATGTTTAAAACATGAAAAAGGTGAAGCATGTCCTTTTTGTGAGGCGCGTGAAGCTTTGTTATCTACTGGTTTGGAGTCAGACAAAGAGTTAGCTAAAAAGTATAACTCAAAACAAATGTACATTGTTAAAGTAATCGACAGAGAACACGAAGATGAAGGTGTTAAGTTCTGGCGATTTAATCATGATTACCGAAAAGAAGGTATTCTTGATAAAATTCACGGTGTGTTAACAGCTCTTAAAACAAACAGAGATGTAACAAACCCAGATAGTGGTCGTGATTTAGCTATTACTATTAACAGAAACCAAAACAACGTTCCAGTTGTATCAGCTATTGTGGCCTTGGATTCAACACCATTGAGTGAAGATACTGATTTAACAAAAGAATGGTTATCAGATGACAGAACATGGGAAGATGTTTACTCAGTTAAAACTTATGATTACCTAGAAATCATTGTTAAAGGTGGTATTCCAGTTTGGGATAAAGAAGAAAAATGTTATGTTGATAAAGCATCATTATCATCAGAAACTTCAGAAACTAAAAAACTTGATTCTGAATTGACTATTGGTATTGAAAGTGTTAAATCAAGCATGAAAGCAGCTGAACCATCAGTAAAAGAAGTTGAAGTTGATACTAACGAGGAAGAAGAAGACGATTTACCGTTTTAATTTTGCCAATCTCTAATATAAATGGGGGTGGGGAACTGCCCCTGTTTATACTAAATAATAAAAAATAAATATATAAAAATGGCAAAAAAACCGACAAAAGTTATTGAGAAAAAAGAATTTAATTTATCAGAATTTAAAAAGGACCAAGGATTAAACTTTCAAATTAAAGAAAAAGAATTGGCGTTTATTCCGTTGTCTGAAGCTTTTTATGAAGCTGTAAAGGTTCCTGGTATTCCTATTGGGTATTTTACTAGTTTTAGAGGTTACTCAAACACAGGTAAATCTACAGCTATTTATGAAGGTGTTGTAGGTTGTCAAAAGTTAGGTATCTTACCTATCATTTATGAAACTGAAGGTAACTGGAACTGGGAACACGCTAAATCAATTGGTGTTGAATTTGAAGAAGTTGTTGATGAACAAACAGGTGAAATAAATTATGAAGGTGATTTTATCTTTTTACAGGGACCAGACTTGGTTAAACTATATGCATGTTATGACCACCAACATAGTAAAATGGGTACAAAACCATTGAGATATGAACCAGTGGTTGAAGATGTTGCTTATCACATGTTAACCATGATGGACAAACAAGAAGAAGGTGTTTTACCTAGAGATGTTGCGTTCTTTTGGGATTCAGTTGGTTCAATTAACTGTTTCAAAGGTGCTACATCTAAAACAACAAATAATCAATGGACAGCTGGTGCTTTGGCAACATGTTTCAAATCATTGATTAATTATCGTATTCCAGCGTCAAGAAGAGAAGATTCACCTTACACTGCTACATTTGCTGTTGTTCAACAAATCTGGTTGGATAATGAAAACAAAGTTATCAAACATAAAGGTGGTGAAGCGTTCTTCTATTCTCCAAGACTTATCTTCCATTTTGGTGGTATCTTAACACACTCTACTGAAAAACTAAAAGCTACTAACAAAGGTAGTGAGTATCAATTCGGTGTAACTACTAAAATTAGATGTGAGAAAAACCAAGTTAATGGTGTGGAACAAAAAGGGGTTATTTCATCAACACCACATGGTTATTGGAATCCTAACAAAATTGACGAATACAAAAAAGAATATAAAGAATTTTTATCTTCACATTTAGATTCTGAATATGGTGATTTTGTAATCGAAACAGAAGCAATTGGGTTGAGTAGAGAAGATATGTCTGCTTAACAAGTATTAACAATTAAAAAAACAAATGTGAATAAAAGACCACCAAAAAACGGTGAAATCACAAAAAAAACACAAAACACATTATTGGTTGACGGAAATGCCCTGTTTAAGACAGGGTTTTTCGGAGCCAAAGATGAGTATAACTCAAGAGGTGTTCATGTTGGCGGTTTATATCAATTCTTAACGACACTTAGAAAATTATTGAACAATGACATTTATCATAGAGTTTATGTCTTTTGGGACGGTAATTTTAGTGGTAAATTAAGATATGACATATACAAACCGTACAAAAGCGCAAGAGGTAAAGATTATGAGAATGGCACCCAGCCAATTGACATATCTGAACTTGAACAAAGAAAATTAGTTTGGGATTATCTAAATGAACTATATGTTAGACAACTAAAACATGAAGTTATTGAAGGTGACGATTTTATAGCTTATTATTGCTTAACCAAAAGCGATAATGAAAAAATAACAATTTGCACTAATGATAGAGACATGTGCCAACTAATATCAGCTGATGTTAGAATTTATTTTCTAGATATAAAGGATTTTGTTGGTATTGACAATTTTTCTTTGTATTTTTGTTATCATTATGAGAATGCATGTTTGATTAAAAGCATGATTGGTGATAACAGCGATTCAATCAAAGGTATAAAAGGTTTAGGTGAAACAACGTTATTGTCATTATTCCCACAATTGAAGGAAAGAAAAGTATTGTTGAACGAAATAATTGAAGAAGCAAAGAAACAGCAAGAGAAAAGACTAACAGAAAAGAAAAAACCGCTAAAGGTTTTGGACAACATCATAAACGGTGTTACAGACGGTGTACAAGGTAATAAGATTTACGAAATAAATGAAATGCTAGTTAATCTTAGAAACCCAATGATGACTGAGGATGGTATATCTGAATTAGAGAACCTTAAAGAAGGTGTCTTAGAAAACAGAGAAATAAAAAAGATTTTTGAGTTTATGAAACGAGATGGCCTAGATAAAACGATAGGTGAGGCCAGATATGATGATTACTTAATACCATTCAAAAAGTTAATAAACAGAGATAACATAATATAATAAATAAACACAATGAATCCTAAAGAAAGAGTTAAATTCGCTTACAAAAAAAATGATGCGAAAAAGTTTGATGACGAGAGATTTGAGTTCGTCCTTTACGTTAACAACAACATTATTTGTCAAAGATTTTTTGACATTCCAGATTACAACGAAGATTCAACAAAATCAGTTGAGTTAAAAGAGTTGATTGATGAATTAACCAGTATGAATACTGATAGCATTGGTTCATTAGGTGTAATCCCTAAATTCTTAAAAGATAAATCAGTTGATTACCTATGGAACAGTTACAATCCATATATCCCACAAACAAGCGAAAGCTACAAATATCCACCAAAGAAAGGTGATATGTTCAAGTTTGAAATCAAAGTTGATAAAAAACCAATCGCAGTTAGCGAATTTCCAAATGAGTTTTTTACCCTCAACCCAAAAATTAGTGTAGACATCAGACAGATTATTCCAACAATTATGTCTGAAATCAAAGGAACTTTGAGTAAGAAAAAATACACAATTGACAAAGCAACAATGGGTTGGAAAAAAAGTGTAGAACAATTTTTGAAATATTAATTTCAATTGAAATTTTATACATATTTATAATAACAAAGTTTTTAAAAATGGTAAAAAATAATGGCAAAAATTAATAAAGATACACTATCATATTTAGGTGCAGACTACCAAATAAGGCTTGTCTCTCAAATACTTACAGATAAAAGATTTGGGGCATCTATAATTGATATTGTTAGTCCTAATTATTTTGAAGACCCTTATTTACGAGTTATAGTTGCTAAAATAAAAGAAGCTAAAGAGGTTGATGATATATTACCAGATTTTGGTAGTTTAAAGTTTAGATTGTTAGAGGATATTACTGAAGAAACACAACGGAAGTTTATCCTCAAACAATTAACCAAAGTAGAGGAAGCTGATTTAAACGATACCCTTAAAGTTCAA